GGAGTGGGATCAATACAATTAAGAGAAATTATACAACCTAGTACAGGAATATATCTAGGTTCTACAGTAATGACAACTATTGCAGAAGACGGTGTACTTAAAATTGTGTGTAAACACAGTTTAGATAAACAATTTTATGTGAATGTATCTGGGGATTCAGTTGTTTTTGTGGCATATAGAGTATATTACGGTAGATTCAAATAATTATGATTTTACAAAAATTAACTAGGCGCAGGTTATAATGGCATTAAATAAAAATATAACTATAACACAGGGTATCACATTCATTGATACCATACAACATCTCGATAATGATAAAAATCCAATATCATTGGCAAATACTGTTGTATATGGACAAATTCAAAAATCGGCATATTCTGCAAATGTATTAGCAGCATTTACTGGGACTATTTCTGACTATGGAAATAGCATAATAGAATATGGGTTGACATCTGGTATAACAGCAAATATCAGAGCAGGTAGATATTCATATTACTTAAATGCAACAAACAGTTTATCCAATGTAGTTTCAAGAATATCAGAAGGTATTGCAACTGTTAATGATGGTGCTATACCTGGCGCAATTAGTATACAACCAGAAACACCTGCAGACTTTAATCCTATATTTTTATATGTTGGCGCAACAGGCCCATCTGGTCCAACAGGTGCAACAGGATCTACAGGGCCCCAAGGAGAAACGGGTGCAACAGGATCGGGAGCTACAGGTGCTACAGGGCAACAAGGTCCAACAGGGTTAATTGGAGCAACAGGACGTACAGGTGCTACAGGATCGGGCGCAACAGGATCTACAGGTTTAGTTGGTGCAACGGGTATAACAGGTGCAACTGGTCTAATAGGTGTTATTGGTTCAACGGGTGCTACAGGTTTAGGTGCAACAGGTGCAACAGGACAAACAGGAACAGCGGGCGCAACAGGGTTAGTTGGAGCTACAGGATCGGGCGCTACAGGCGCAACCGGAATAATTGGCGCAACAGGATCTAGTGGTGCAACAGGGTCCGTGGGTATACAAGGTCCAATAGGTAGTACAGGTTCAACAGGTATTATAGGATCTACTGGTGCTACAGGATCGATTGGTATTACTGGAGGTTTAGGATCTACCGGGGCTACAGGTCAACAAGGTATTATAGGATCTTCGGGACCTACAGGAGCAACAGGAACCCCCGGAGCAACAGGCGTAATAGGAACAACAGGTGCAACTGGAATTGAAGGACCTACAGGAGCAACAGGCTCGGCTGGAATAATTGGTTCAACGGGTGCTACAGGTTTAGGTGCAACTGGACTTACAGGACCTACGGGTTTAACAGGTCCTACCGGATTGACAGGTCCCACAGGAGCAACAGGTTTAGGTGCTACAGGAATTGAAGGACCTACAGGTACTACGGGTGCAACAGGTTTAACGGGATTGACCGGACCAACGGGTTTAACGGGTAGTACAGGGCTTACAGGTAATGTAGGAAGTACAGGTATTACTGGTAATGTAGGCAGTACAGGAGCCACTGGAATATACATCATTAGAGCAAATGTCAGTGTACAAGGTAATCTAATGATAACCTTGAATAATTCAAACATAATATATGCAGGCAATGTAATAGGTGCAACAGGTTTAACGGGTAATACGGGGCTTCAAGGTAATGTGGGTAATACTGGTGCGACAGGAGCAATTAGTGGTACCGCATTAACACCCTTTTTAACATCTGCAAATGTTATTGAAATTGGCGCAAACACATATTTCTCAAATGCAAGAGTATTAATTGCAATAGCAAGCACAACTCAAAGCAATGTTTATGCAAACACAATTTCAGCAAACACAATAAGAACAGACAACTTAACAGTTAATAATAGTGTGTTGTTGCTTGATGGTACTATTCAAACAAGAAATATAAATGTTACTGGAAATACGCGGGCGTGTGCAATTGTCGCAACTTCTGTAGAAATAGTAAGTGGAAATTTAACCGCGAATGTTAACGAAATAGGAACTTTAGGTTCGCAGTCAGTTGGCTTTAGAGGTATCCCACAAAATATACAAAACGGTCCTTATGTGTTACAACTATCAGATACAGGAAAACATATCTATAGTTCAAATACAACTTCATTACAAATAATACATATACCAGATAGTCCCACATTCCCATTAGGTGCAGCAGTTAGTGTTGTATATACTGGTACAGGTCGTTTAATAATAAACAGTAATGTAACTACAAACATCTATGTTGCGGGTAGTTCTAGTGTAAGAAGATCTGCAAATATATTACCATTTGGTTCAGCCACCCTATTGTATGTAAACGCGAATGTTTGGTTAATTAATGGTGCGGGTGTTATTTAATGAGCGGTATTGCTGCATTTTTTAATTCTGTTTCCTCAATAGAAACGGGAAATGTAACATATAGTACTGCTGGAACTTATACTTGGATTGCTCCTGCAACCACAACTTCAGTATCTGTAGTATGCGTTGGCGCGGGTGGCGCAGGTAATCATGGGTGGGGTGGGCGTAATGGATTTGTCGGTATGGCCGGAGGAGGAGGTGGCGGTCTTGGGTATAAAAATAATATTCCAGTAGTAGCAGGTTCGACCTATACTGTTGTAGTAGGTAGCGGAGGAAATAACCTTGGTAATCCAAGTGCAATATCATATGAAGCCCCTGCTCCTGCGCGCAACGGAGGCGATAGTTATTTTATAGATACTTCAACAGTTAAAGGTGGCGGTGGCTTAGGAGCAGTAGGAAATACCGGAGGCGCCGGCGGAACATATGCAGGAGATGGAGGCGGTAACGGTGGCACCGGCGGATTCGTTGGTGCAGAATTTACTGGAGGTGGCGGTGGCGGAGCAGGCGGTTATACCGGAACAGGTGGAAACGGTGGTAATGTGACGATAATCGCTATGGATGGATTGGGAGGTAGTGGAGGTGGCGGTGGCGCCGGTCTATATGGTGTAGGAGTTAGTTGGGCAGCAGGTGGTGGAGGTGGCGTAAGTTTATTAGGTCAAGGTACAAGCGGGCCCAACGGTGTCGCTGATCTTTTAACTATTCCCGGCAGATACGGAGGTGGCGGTGGCGCCGGATCTAGCATTCCGACGAGTGATCCTAGCAACAGTGCTTCCGGTAGCTCAGGGTCGGGCGATACTACTACATATGGCGGAAACGGAGGTAAATTTGGTGGAGGTGGCGGTGGCGCATCTGTTAACTATTCAGGTGCAATAGGTGGAGCAGGTGGTGTTGGAGGCGTTCGTATAATATGGCCAGGATTTATTAGACAATTCCCTAATACTAATACATAAGATATGTATTAGATAAATACTAAATAAGGATAACAGATGGCAATCGTAACATCAAGACAAGGACTAAAGGATTACTGTTTACGTAATCTAGGGGCACCTGTCATTGAAATAAATGTAGATGATGACCAAGTCGAAGATCGTATAGATGAAGCATTTCAATTCTATAGAGAATACCATTATGATGCAGTAGAATTAGTTTATTTAAAACATCAAATCACCGCAGAAAATATATCCAATACATATGTTTCATTACCAGATGCGGTCGTGGGTGTGACAAGAATATTTCCTTTTTCCAATAAATCTGACGGCACAAATATATTCAGTATCAGATATCAAATCTTAGTTAATGACCTATATAGTTTGATGTCAACAAACTTGATATACTATTATCAGGTTAAACAGGAATTAGAATTAATTAATCAAACGCTTGTAGGTATTAAACCTATTCGATTCAATCGACATATGAATAGATTGTATATGGATTTAGATTGGGCAGCAGATGTTGTTGTCGGAGACTATATCATTGTGGAATGTTATCGTATATTAGATCCAGAAACATACAGAGATGTCTACAACGATATGTTCCTTAAAAGATACTGCACAGCATTAATCAAAAGACAATGGGGATTAAACTTGAAGAAGTTTGTTGGAATGCAACTTCCTGGTGGTGTAACACTTAACGCAGATCAGATATACGCTGATGCAATGGATGAAATAAAACAAATTGAATCAGAAATGCAATCTAGATTCGAATTGCCTGTAGATTTTATCACAGGATAATTAGTTATTTTTATTAACCCGGTACATAGCAAATGATAACACCGAGTCAATAGAAAGTCAATAGTAATATGGCAACAGTTAATCAATATTTTCAAGATGGTAGAACAATAGGTAGAGCTTCTGAGCAAAGCCTATATGAGGATTTAATTATTGAATCCATGCGCATCTACGGTATTGAGACTTACTATATATCCCGTAAGCCGTTTAATTACGATGCTATTTTGGGTGAAGATCCTGGCAACACGTTTGAACATGCTTATCCAATTGAAATGTATATGGAAAATGTTACTGGATATGCAGGCGAAGATGAAATAATTACTAAATTTGGTTTGGACATACGAGACTCCGCAACCTTTGTAGTATCAAGAAGACGGTGGAAAGATACTATTGGAGATACTGGAAATTCTGTTTTGGATTTTAGACCGACAGAAGGCGACATTATCTATATGCCGCTAACAAAATCCTTTTTTGAGATACGCAAGGTTGATAGTCAATCGCCATTTTTCCAAGCAGGAAAGTTGTATGTATTTAGAATGAACTGCGAATTATTCCAATATTCTAGTGAAGTGTTTAGTACAGGTATACCTGATATAGACGACACATTCTCACAATTCACACAGGATATAGATAACTTTGAATTATTGGCTGAAGATGGAACTCCGTTACTCTCAGATTCTGACGCAACCACTCCGCTGATAGAAGAGAGATATGTAACTAACAATGATCCCGGTAATGCAGACAATGATAGTTTTACTTTGGAAAGAAATGCAACCTTAGATTTCTCTGAAAGAAATCCTTTCGGAGATGTAGGATAATATGTTAGATCAATCATTTTACTGGGGAACTATTAGAAAATCTATTGTCGCATTTGGCAATATGTTTAATAATATTACTATTGAACGTACAGATGTAAATGGTAATGTAACGCAGATACAAAAAGTTCCACTGTCTTATTCGCCAAAACAAAAGTTCTTAACTAAAATAAGACAACAACCAAATGTAGATACACAGAATGTACAAATTCTTTTACCGAGAATGGGGTTTGAATTAGTATCATTAGATTATGACCCTACAAGAAAAGTAGGAACACAACAGCAAACACGTACTATAAACAGTCCTAATCTTGCGAAAGCATTATATGCACCTACACCATATAATTTAAATGTATTACTTTATATCTATGCTAGAAATCAGGATGATGGGTTACAAATTGTAGAACAAATACTTCCTTATTTTAATCCCGATTATAATTTAACATTAAAGGCACTACCCGAATTAAATTTAACTAATGATTTGCCTATAATATTATCTTCGATAGGATTCTCTGATGACTATGAGGGCGACCTAAGTACAAAAAGATCTATAGTTTGGACATTAAGTTTTACTATGAAACTTAATTTTTATGGTCCTGTTTCTAATAGAGGACTTATCAAGAAAGTTACTGCTACAACATTTAGTGACCCAGAATTGACTGTACCTCAACAACAAACGGTAACACAACCAAATCCAAATTCTGCAAATGTAAATGACACATATGGTTATATAGATAATTTTACGGATTTCTGATGAAAAATATACAAAACTTAAATGATATATTTGATATAAATGCGCAGGAGGAGTCGCATACCTTACCTATGGTTCCTGAAGCAATGAATGCAAACAAGGAAATAGATCAGGAAGACGACTATCAATTAGCAAGACAAACTATGAGAAAACTTCTAATGAAGGGTGAAACCACTTTAGATGAACTTATTGAGTTATCTAAAAATTCTGAACATCCAAGGACATATGAGGTGGCGGGGCAGTTTATGAAGACTATGTCTGATGTGTCTAAAGATCTTTTAAACCTACAAAAACAGGTTAAAGATTTGAAGGCAGATGAACCTCAACAAAAAATTGGTACGCAAAATAATGTAGTGTTTGCTGGATCAACGGCAGAACTATTTAAAGCATTAAAACAAAATAAAGATAACGGTAACGTAATTGAACAATAAACCTACATCATACAATGGCAATCCTAATCTAAAACAGATTGGCACTGTCATATCGTACACCAAAGAACAAGTAAATGAGATTATTAAGTGTAGTCAAGATCCTATTTACTTTATAGAAAGTTATTGCCAAATTGTTTCATTGGATAGGGGTTTAATTCCATTCAAATTGTACGATTGCCAAAAAGAAAAAGTACATACTATTCTAAATAATCGTAAAGTGATTCTAATGGAGGGTCGCCAACAGGGCAAGACAATTACGTCTGCAGCATGTATTCTATGGTACACACTATTTCAAGAAAATAAAACAGTTGCTATTCTGGCGAACAAATCTTCAGCAGCACGTGAGGTTTTATCTAGGTACGAATTAATGTATGAAATGCTTCCGATATGGATGCAACAAGGTGTCAAGACATTTAATAAAGGTGATATCGAACTTGAAAATGGATCCAAAGTATTTACAGCAGCAACAAGCTCTTCCGGTATTCGAGGTAAATCTGTAAATTGGTTGTACATTGACGAAGCGGCAATTATCCCAAATAATGTCGCAGAAGATTTCTTCACATCTGTTTATCCAACAATTTCTGCAGGTCAGACAACAAAGATTCTTCTGACATCTACTCCGTTGGGTTATAATCATTTCTGGAAATTTTGGAATGAGGCGGAACAAGGTTTGAACGGATTCGTTCCTATGTTTATTCCTTATAGCAGAATCCCAGGAAGAGATGATAAATGGGCTGAAGAACAACGGTCAATGCTCGGTGAACTTAAGTTCAACCAAGAGGTTTTATGTAATTTCTTAGGATCATCTAACACATTAATTAACCCTGATACTATTGGTAGAATGTCTGTTAAGCCATATGTATATAGTAAAGATGGTTTAGATGTGTTTGTGGAACCTGAAGAAGACCATGTTTATATGTTAGTTGCTGATACTTCGCGAGGTGTCGGTGGAGATTACTCAGCGTTTACGGTTCTTGATATTACATCATATCCATATTCCGTAGTTGCAAAATATAGAAACAACAAAATTAGTCCGTTGTTATTCCCCAACATCATATATAAGGTTGCAAAAGATTATCATAAGGCATATTGCTTAATAGAAATTAACGATAACGGTCAGCAAGTTGCCGATACATTGTATATGGACTTAGAATACGAGAATGTATTCTTTGTCGGAAGTAATAGCAAATCTGGACAGTTTCTTTCTGGTGGATTTGGCAATGGAGCAACGCTCGGCGTAAGAACAACAAAACAAGTAAAACGCCTGGGATGTACGTCATTTAAGAGTCTGGTTGAAGGTACCAAACTATTAATCCATGATCCCGATATCATCAATGAAATATCTACATTTATTGAAGTCCGAGGAACACATAAAGCAGATGAGGGATACCAGGACGATTTAGTAATGTGTTTGGTCCTATTCTCATGGGCTACCAACGAGTCATTCTTCAAGGATCTAACTGACAGCAATCTCAGGAAAGCTCTATATGAAGATCAAATGAAACAGATTGAGGAAAATCTAACCCCGTTTGGAATTATAGAAAACGGTATGCCCGAGGAACTCAAACCGATTATATCCAAGGATCAAATCTGGTTCTCATTTGCAGAAAAATCCAAAGATGAGATAGAGGATTTACAAAGAAAATGGCTGGAAAATGTCTAAATGCTGATACTTATAAATAAATAGAAAATCATATTATAGAGCTATCTA